GCTCTTTGTTTACTTGTGGGCCTTTGGGTATTTCCTTCCAGTCGCGCCCTTCTGTAACCAGACGGTATTGATCTTCTAATGCCTGTCGCTGGGCCGGATTAATCGTCGGGTCTTTTAAATCCTCTTCGATACTCTTTAACCTGTCGCCGGACACAGGATCGACCAAAGCAATCTTGTGCCTTTGCTTGTAGCAACCATACAAGAACTTGAAGCACGAATCACTCAACTGGAGACTAACTAATGGCTACATGGACTATCGCAAATCTTGAGCGTGAATTGGCAGACGGCGGTGTAACCGTTGCACACTGGCGATGCACTGAAGAAGAAACCGTAGGTGAAGAGACATTCTCTGCATCATCTTATGGCACTGTCGGCTTTACACCTGACCCTACTGCATCTGACTACATTGCTTATGACAGCCTGACAGAGGCTAACGTCTTAGGTTGGGTATGGGAGTCTGTAGATCAGAGTGCTACTGAAGCGGCACTGACTGCAAAAATCGAAGCAGACAAGAACCCAACCAGTGGCTCTGGTGTGCCTTGGTAAAAACCCTTGCTCTGTATCTTGTACTAGAGGGAGGTGCTGGAGCGTATATAGGCAGGACAGTGGTTTATCACACAGTCTGCGAATACAAAGAACTTTATACAGATTCGGACAAGCGTTATCGATGGTATGTGCAAGGTATTTATAGATGTCCACCGTATGTAAGGTTTAAAAATGATTGATCCTGTTACTGCTATTGCTGGAGCCTCTAAAGCATTTGCTATGGCAAAGGCAATGGTAGAAGCAGGAAGGGCTGCTGAAGACACTATGATGCAGATAAGTACTTGGTACGGACACGCATCTGATGTTATCTACGCAGACAACAAGGCAAAAAGAGTATCACCTTTTAAGAAGGTTGTATTTAGGAAAAGCGTAGAAGCAGAGGCTATACAGGCTTTTGCTGCAAAGAAGAAGATAGAGGCACAGCAAAGAGACTTGATAACCATGTTGAACTACGCATACGGTAGTCAAGGACTTTTAGAGTTTCGTGAACTAAAGAAGAACATAGCAAGAGAAAGAGAAGAAACGGTTTATAGACAACAAGAACTAAAGGAAGCACTTGTTAGTTCTTTTGCTATAGTGACGATGACAGGGCTTTTAGCTGGGCTATTAATGTTTATTATAACAGGTGGTAAGTAATGACTAGAACAGAGGAACTAATAGCTAGGCTCGAAGGACACGAGAAGGAATGTCTTGTTCGTTACGAAATGATTCAACGTCAACTTGATTCAGCAGGTAAGGACATTACTGTCAACCGTCAAGCTGTCTTTGCTCTGTACCCTTTTATTCTTGGTGCGTTAGTCTTTGCTGAGTACATCAGATGATAGAGGCGCTTATAGGGCCGGTTACAGGGCTTCTAGACAAGTTTATACAAGACAAGGACCAGAAGGCAAAGCTGGCCCATGAAGTCGCTACAATGGCTCAGATACACGCTCAGGAGCTTGCTACAGCACAGATAGAAGTTAACAAGGTAGAAGCAGCACATAAGTCCTTGTTTGTCTCTGGCTGGCGTCCTGCTGTTGGTTGGTGCTGTGTACTAGGTATGACAGGTAACTTTATGGTTATACCCTTTACTAACTTTGTACTAGCGTTGTTGGCTATTGAAGTAACTATACCGCTTATTGATCTTGAGACTATGATGCCTGTACTAATGGGTATGCTTGGTCTTGGTGCAATGCGTTCTTATGAAAAGACTAAGGGCGTATCGAGGGAAAAGTAAATGGCAATTAGAGATCCTAATCTTATACCAGAAGAAGAAGGAAGATCAATAGAAGATATTCAAGAGGCTCGAAGACTTCTTGATGATTTTCTTGTTGGCGCAGGAATGGCAGAGGCTGCTTACTCTATATGGGGTGAAGAAACTTTTGAAGAAATACTAGAGCGTGTACTGGCTCAAAATACCCCAACAACTCCTATGGATGAACAAAGTGTTAGCCAAATAACACAGGAGTACATAACAGAGTCTTTTAACAACGCACAAGAAATAGCAGATGTTTTATCTTCTGGGGACATTACGTCTTTAGAAGACATGGAAGCTCCTAATAGACTAACAAGCACAATTCTTGAGCAAGGGGCTATGCAGTTTGCTGGCAGTCCTGTCTCTACAGCAACGCCTCCCGGAAGAGACGAAACACTTGTAATTACAGGTGGTGCTGGTGTATCTGTAACAACAGAAGATATTTTAAAATCTGGTGGCAGAATTTTTGGTACTGATGTTCCGTTAGTAGACCAAGACGGCAACCCCGTATTAGATGCTGATGGCAACCCTAAGACTGAATACCGGCCCGGTGTTTTAGATGCTATGGTTCCTTTTATTCCGGGCATATCTCTTCCTGACTGGATGCCTTCTGCTGGTGTTATCTTTTTGCCTACAGTTGGAGAAGCAGTAAACAAACTAGAAGAAATAGTAAGAGACTCAGGTCTTTCAGAAGCATTAGAAGAAGGCGACTTTGGTCAAGTTTTAAATGAACTTGGCGGTATTATTGTCGATGCTGGTTCTTCTGCTGCTGATGTAATTGAAGGAAAAATTAGAAAAGTTATAGATCAAGTTACCGGAGCAATAACAGACCCAACCAAAGCAGGTAGTGTTCTTGGTGGAATTATTGGCACAACATTTCCATCTATTCCTAGCTGGTTGCCTCCTCTTATTACTGATCCTCGTGTTTATGGTGCAGTACGTGGTGTGCTTACACAAAACTTTAGCACTCCTGAAGACCAGTTTCCTCCTATAAATGAAGAGATAGAAACTGACCCAACCCTTATGTTTACCAACAGGGGTAACAACTACTTTGTAAGCAGTGAAGGCGATGAGTATTTCCAGTTAGCTGAGAGTGAAGACCTTGACTTTGAGTTTAACGGTCAGTATACCAGAGAGCAACTAGAGAACACTGGTTTAGAGACTATAGGCTCTGGTACGTATCAGTCATTAGTAGATGACCTTTCGTTTCATGCACTAGAAGAAGACATTTATCAGTATTCGCTTGAGGACTTAAGAACCCGTTATGAAGAAGAAGGCGGTATAATTCCCGGTGACTGGAAAGAGATGGACGATGAGTCAAAGTATGGCTTTTTACTAGACGACTACTTTGAGATTCCTACACAGGTTCCAGACCCTGATAGAGGAGAAGGACCTACTCCAGATCCTACACCAGATCCTACGCCTGATCCTACTCCTGATCCTACTCCAGATCCTACTCCAGATCCTACTCCAGATCCTATACCGGACCCTGACCCAACACCTGATCCTGACCCAACACCTGAACCTGACCCTGAACCTGACCCTGACCCAGATCCAGAGCCTGATCCAGAGCCAAGCCGAAGCGATATAGAAGGTTTGTTTGCTGACTTCCTAGAGCAGTTAGATGAAGAGTTTACAGGGCAGCAAGACCAGATAAACACTATTATCAACAACTTTGTTGAGACTTTGCCTGACTTTGATGCAATGCCCACAATGGCTGACATTGCTGAGTACTTTGAAATCAACGGTGTTACGCTGTCACAGCAGAACTTTGACCGTATACGTGAAGAATTATCTAATGCTGGTTATCTGACACAGGAGCAGTTAACAGAGGCTTTACAGGGTGTTGCTACTCCTGAGCAAGTACAGCAAGCTATTGAAGGTGCTGGGTTTGCTACACCAGAGCAGGTAATACAAGCACTGGCAGATGCAGATATTGCTACGCCTCAAGATATTACTGATGCTTTAGCTAACTCTAATTTTGTAACAGAAGACCGTATGTTACTCGCCTTAGCAGAGGCTGGGTACGCTACGCCAGAACAAGTAGAACAAATCGTAACCAACGCTGTTTCTAATATTGTTATACCTGAAGGCGCTACTACTGAAGAAGTACGTCAGTTAATCCAAGAAGCTGTTGACGGGATACCTGCTGGTATATCTCTAGACGACGTAAGCGGTGTAGTCAACGAAGCTATTGCTAACATTGATTTTCCTCCGGGCTTATCGAGCGATGACGTCAGAGGTATTGTAGACAGCTTTGGTTTTGCTACGTCTGCTAACGTACAAGCTGGCTTTGATGATCTTAATGACAGGTTTGACGACGCTGTTAACGGTATTGCTACACAGTTTAGTGACCAAGAAGCAGAATTTTTATCCAGTATTACTGGTCTTGAGGCATCGTTTATACAGTCACTAGCGGCTGTAGAAGGTGGTCTTAGTGCTGAACTAGAAATGCTTGGTACTGATATTATATCTTTGCAGCAAGATGTATCAGGACGTTTTGATGAGTTTGAGCAGACTGTAGGACAACAACTTACACAAGCTGAACAAGACCGTATTAGAATTGAGCAAGGTTTATACAACGCACTACAACTTCAGTCTCAAGGCCAAGCTGTAGAACTAAACGAGGCCGAAGCCAGACTACTAGCAGAAATTACTGGTGGTGATGCAGCAATACTACAAGAAATGTCTTCACAAACTGGAGCCTTAGAAAACCAGCTAACGTCTCTTGGCCTTAACTTAAACACAGTACAACAAAACTTAAGCCAAGACATTAGTGACTTACAAGAGTTTACTGGTTTTGGTTTTTCTGAAGCAGCGCAACAACGACAGGATTTACAGCAAGCTCTTATTGCCGCTAACGCGGACATTACTCAATTAAGTTCTGATATGTTTGCTCAGTTTCAAGCTCAGAATGAAAATGTTGAAGAACTGTTTGAAGGAACTAACGTAAACATTGAAGCACTTCAACAAGGTCAAATTAGTCAAACTGAAGCGTTTGCACAATATGCACAAAGTACGGACGTTCGATTAGGCTTAGGAGAACAACAGCGTGAGGACATACTAACTCGCCAAGAAGAGTTTGAGCAAATATACGGTGAAAACCAAGCAGAGCTACAAGAGCAAATACAAACTGGAAACATTGTTACTGCTTTAGCTGCTGGTGGTATGTTTGGAGGAGGCGGTGGTGGTTCTTCTAGAGCGCCTTACAAAGAGTTTATGAAAGGTATTACATACCGTCCTAGAGAAGCACCGCAACTTGCTATTAAAACACCAGCAGTAGACTACAATGAAGAAGCACAACAATTATTAATGCGTACCCGTAGACGAGGAATGTTGGTATGACGTATCTTAACTTAATGAATAATGTATTGCGTCGCTTACGTGAAGAAGAAACCACGTCAGTTACCGGCACTACTTACGTTAAAATGGTAGGTGACTTTATAAATGATGCAAAGAAGCTAGTAGAAGAAGCGACTGATTGGTCCGCTTTGCGTGACACTATCGTAGTAACTACTGCTGCATCAGACAATAGCTACTCACTAACTGGTAGCAGTGATAATGTAAAAGTCATGTCTGTTCTTAACGATACTAAGAACTGCTTTATGAACTATCAGACTAAAGACTGGTTTAATGAGCAAATCTATTTACTTAATGCATCAGAAAGTGCACCTTTATATTACACGTACAACGGACTAGACGCTAACGGAGATACCGAAGTTCTTGTTAATCCTAAACCGGACGGTGTGTACAGTTTAAGATTTAATGTTGTTAAACGACAAGCAGATTTAAGTACTAGTACCGACGTAATACTTGTCCCTGCACAACCAGTAATACATTATGCAGTAGCTTTACTTGCAAGAGAGCGCGGTGAAACAGGAGGTACATCTACTGCTGAGTACTTTAGCATTGCTGACAAATATCTTTCTGATGCTATTGCTATTGATGCAGCAAAGCACCCCGAAGAGATGATCTTTAGGACTATCTAATATGTCACAAGAACTTAAAAGTATTAATCTTGTAGCTCCGGCATTCAAAGGTGTTAACACCGAAGACTCGCCGCTAGCACAAGATCCGTCGTTTGCTGAGATTGCAGACAACGCTGTGATTGATAAGCGCGGTCGTATTGCTGCACGTAAGGGCCACACTGTTGTAACAACTAACAAGACTGTACTAGGGACTGATTCATTACGTGCTATTAAAGAGTTTAGAGACAACGCAGGAAACACTAAGGTTTTTTCTGTTGGTAACAACAAGATTATTAGCGGTACAGCTACATTAGTAGATGAGACTCCTGCTGGCTATAGTATTAACGCAGACAACTGGAAGCTTGTGGACTTTAACGACCGTATCTATATGTTTCAGAGAGGCTTTGAGCCTTTAGTGTATGACAACACCTCTGGCGCTGTACAAGCTATGAGTGACCATACGCACGCTAGCGGCGTTGCTAGCACCATGTACGGTAACGAAGTGTTAGCGGCTTACGGAAGGCTTTGGACGGCAGACTTTAGCACCAACAAGTCTACTATTTACTGGTCTGATTTATTAGACGGCATTAGCTGGACGGGCGGCTCTAGCGGCAACATAGATATCTCTAAGGTATGGCCTGACGGTTACGATGAGATTGTGGCTTTAGCGGCTCACAACAATGCGTTAATTATCTTTGGCAAGCACAGCATTATTGTCTACGACGGTGCTACTTCTCCTGCTTCTATGACTTTAGCGGATACTGTAGCGGGCATTGGTTGTGTCAATAGAGACACCGTGCAATATACAGGTACTGACTTGTTGTTTTTGTCACACACTGGTCTTAAGAGCTTTGGCAGAACAATACAAGAAAAGTCAATGCCTATTAGCAGTCTGTCAGGCAATATTAGTAAAGACATAATTGCTGCATTGCAAAACGAAACTGAGTTCTTTAGGTCTGTTTATAGTCCAGAAGAGGGTTTCTATTTACTTACGTTCACAAGTCAAGATGTAACGTACTGTTTTGACGTAAGGGGTACATTAGAAAACGGATCATATCGCGTTACTCGATGGCCGTCTACTGGTTTTACATCGTTTACACGTTTAACTGACGGTACGTTGTATATAGGCACTACTAACGGTATTAGCACATATACAGGCTACAGTGACAACGGCACTGGTTACAGATTTAAGTACTATAGTCCAAGCTTAACCTTTGGTGATAGCTCTAGAGTTAAGATACTTAAAAAGCTTAAGCCTACACTGGTAGGTGCAAACGACGCAACAGTGTTTATGAAGTGGGCGTACGACTTTGATACAACGTATGCAACAGCAGAGTTTACAATAGGTACTCAAATCACAGGTTTTTACGGTGTAAGTGAGTACACAACAGTAGAGTTTACGGCTGGTCAATTAACTAACCAACGTAGTCTAAACACAACAGGGTATGGCACAAGTGTGCAGGTAGGACTAGAGTCAGAAATAGATGGCTTTGCTTTGTCACTACAAGAAATTAACGTAATGGCTTTGATAGGGAAGCTACTTTAACTAGGAGAGAGCAATGGTAGCGGTTACTAATACTTCAGGAGGCGGGACTTTAGGTTCAGGCTCATCTGGTGGAACAGTTTACGACACCGACGACATAATGGACATGGCTGGAGGATCTGGCAACAGTTTTACCGATATGTTAGGAAGCCTTGGGTCATTCTTGTCTCAACCAAGCGTTTTGCTTCCGGGCGTTGTAGGTGGTCTATTAACAGGCGAAGCTTATGGTCGTCTTAGTGACATAGGACGACAAGCTAGAACAGGGGCTGAAGAACTCGCTGCTACGCAAATGGAGCAGACGCAGTTTAGACCGTTTACTGTGACTACTGCTACTGGTGCTGGCATGGGTACACAGGTTACTCCGGAAGGTGGTATTGAAACCACTATGGGATTGTCTCCTGAAGAGCAGATGCTTCAACAACAACTCTTAGGAGGTGCTGGTGGGTTCTTTGGTCAAGCAGTACAGCCTAGAGAATCTCGTGAGCAAGCTATCTTTGAGCGTATGCGTAGAGCACAACGTCCTGAAGAAGAACGTCAACGGTTAGCTTTAGAAGAAAGACTATCTGCTCAGGGTAGGCTTGGTACTAGCTCTGCTGCTTATGGTGGGGCTACTCCTGAAATGTTGGCTATGTCTACAGCACAAGAAGAAGCACGTAACAGAGCCATGCTAGGGGCTATGCAGCAGGCGCAAGCAGAACAAATGCAACAGGCACAGTTAGGCCAGACGTTCCTTGGTTCTGGTTACTTACCACAACAACAGCTTATGGCGGCTACTCAACCTGCACAACAGTTGGCAGCACTGCAACAACAGGCACAGCTACAGGGTGCTGGTTTGTTTGGTGAAGCTACTATGTCAGGTCTTGAAGCGCAGTTGGTTGCAGAACAAGCAAGAGCTAACCTACTGGGTCAGACAGGTGCTGGTCTTTTGCAAGGAGCGTTAACTCCTTCTCAACCGGGCTTGGGTGATTTATTAGGTTTATTAGGAAAGGGGTAAATCATGGCTAAGTTTTCACAAACATTTTTACAGGGATTGCTCCAGCCTTCATACCAGCAAGGACTGTTTACTGCTGCGCAAAAAGCAGGGCAATTGCCGGGGCAACTACAACAACAAAAAGCACAACAGCAGCAGATGCAGGCTATGGCTTCTGCCACTCCAGAGCAGAGGTTTGATATTGCTATTGCTCAGTTAACTAAAGCAGGTAAGTTAAGCGAGGCTGCCAAATTAACAGCGCAAAAGGCTAAGTACGTTGCAGAACAACAGGTACGTGTAGACGATCAAATAACGTCTCTTGTTGCTAATCAAATGTTTGCTACCGGTGCCTCTGACGTACCTGCTACTGTAACTATTAATGAACGAGAGATAGCTATACCTTCTTATTTAAGAAGCGAGATATTAGAAGAAGTAAACAGCATTCAAACTAATAAAGACTCTCGTGAAGTAGCCATGACAGAGGGTACGTTGTCTTCTTTTAGTGAGGAATATATAAAAAATAATCCTTATTTATTAGAAAATGATGATGTTCTTAACGCTCAGTACAACAGATTAACAGATCCTAACTCAGGTATGTTAAGAACAGAAAGGAAGAATGCTGCTTTAGCCTTAACTAAGGCCGTAGAAGCAGACAGAGCCGCAAAGAAAACAGCCCTGACAGGAGAAAAAGCCTTAGGTGTACAAGTAGAAGCGTTAGTGGAAGATATAAAAACAAGGGGAAGTAACACGCCTTTCTGGAAAGGTAATGATATGGCTGACTTCCTTTCGGATGCTGAAGACGATGAACTTGATTTGTTTAAAAAACAAGCTGTTCTTAAATTACAGCAAGACCCTTCCGCTACTGAAGCGGAAATTATTAATTACGCTATGACAGGAATGCGTGAACAAATACCCGGAGAAACACAGTCTCGTGCTATAAGAGAAAATATGAGAATACGTGCTGCAATGCTTGAGGAGATTGTTGATGATTTAATGAAGGAAATGGGGATGTCCCGTGAGCAAGCAGAGGCAGAAGCACGTAGGCAAACAGATCCTTCACCTGCTAATATTAATGCTATCTTAGGCGCTGGCTTACCAATGTAATAACTTGAGGTTTTCATGGCAAAAATTAAAAAGACAACTGACGAGCCTAGAAAAAGTAAAAGTCCTGAAGTTAATGTTTCTCAGGAAGAGCTTGTTGCAAGTATCCCTGAAAAGGTAAGGACAGCAATAGATGCAGGTGCTACTTTACAGCAAGTAGCGTCTGTATTAAAAACAGATGAAGAGTCTGTTGCGGCGCTTTTAGATATTGAAATTGAGACAGGGTCAAAATTAGATTATTTTATTCCTTACGGTAAAGAGTTTGATCCAGAGTACGACCAAGCTCCTAGTATGTTTAGACAAGTAGCTGATAAAGTTAAGTATGCTTTAGACTCTAAAGAACTACCTAGTGTTGATAAACCTGACGTTACACTCACTGATTTAATGGCACAGTCTAAGCCGTCGCTGCCTAGCGTTTCTTTACCTACGTCTGCTGATGTTCCTAAGTCTTCTACTGATTTAGCTCCTGTACGTAAAGATATTAGCCCTATGGGTACATACGGCATGACTCGTGAAGAGTTTGCAGAAGCAAGAGGACCACGTATAGGTGATGTAAAAAGATCTGATGTAGGAGGAGTACTTAAAGACGTAGATGTTTCAGGTCTTTCTGAGTCTCTTATGGCAAAAATAAATGCATTTGCTGAGTTCAACGCAAACCTTGATGTAGCTGGTTATAGAACTCCAGATGCTATAAAGACTGAAGACTTAACAGCCGGTCTTTCTGATGAGTTGGCAAAAAAGATTAATGACTATAAACAAGCTAAGTCTGATGACGCTATTGGAGTGCTTCGTGAAATAGCAGGGGGTCTGAGTCTACAAACAGCCGATGAGCTTGAAGCGTTGGCTACAGCGGTCACAAGAGGAACGTCTTACTCTGTTGAGAAAGAGCGTATTAATAAAGAAAAACAAGAGTTTGCTTATCTTAATCCTGTGTCAGCTACAGTAGGCGAAGGTCTTGGTATTGTACCGGGCGCTGTTCTTAGTACTGCTGCTTTAATTAGGCTTGGTATTGTAGGTCTTCCTGCACAGTCTACTATTGAAGCTGGTACATACGGTTTTATGTCGGGGGAGTCTCCTCAGGAAAGACTTATTATGGGTGCTGGAGGAGCGGCTGCTGGTCTTGTTACAGGTAAAGTAATAGACTCTCTATTCAATCCTTCTTTTGTTAAAAAATCTACTGATACAGAGTCATTAAACGTACAACAAACAAGCGCACTGCAAGAAGCGGTATCAGCCAACAAAGTAGTAGTACGTCCTGATGCACAGCTTACTGATGATCAAGTAGTAGATCAACTTATTATTAGAGAGACAGAGTTTCTTGCTGAGTCTTTAGGTCTTCAAGGCGTAGACCCTAATAAGTTAGGTAACTTTAATGTTAGATTGCTTAACTTTGGCAGTGAGATGGGGGTACCTAACAGGCAGATTAATAAGATTGTAGGTAAAAACTCTAGGATAAAAGAGCTACGTCAGAACTCTACTAGAGGTTTTGTTGATGCTGATGATCTTAATGCATACAGACGTGACTTACTTGATAACGTGGCAGGTAGATTCTCATTAGACGCTAACAAAACAATACCGTCAGCTCAGAGTACAATTATTAAGCTACGACGTTTAGCCTCTCCTCTTGCTACCTTAGCAGAAAAAGTAGTAGGTACAGGATTTTCAGAGCGGATTGTTAGAGGCATGAACCGTGTTGTTCGTGGACAGTCTGAGCTTGATGAGATATGGAAGGGTATGGAACAGTTACGTACTCTTGCTGACGACATCAAGTTTAACGATATGATGTTAGATGCAGTTAACGCACAAAGATTAGGCAGTAAAGCCGCAACAAAAGCTCTAGAGAATGCTAAAACTTATGCAGATAAAAACATAGGACAAGGAGCAGGAGACAGACTTCAAAGATTCTTTGATGATAACTTAGAATTCAACAGCCGTTATCGGAGAGAAGTAACCAAAGGCCCGTTGTCTAACGTGTGGATGCATTCTGCTATTAAGTCCAGTGACGATGATGTAAGCCTACGTATTAACAGAGCGCGAGCCGCTGGTAAAGCTGAAGACGCCGCGAGTAAATCTCGTAAGCGTAAAGCTATGGAGAAGGAACGTGAAAAGCCTTTAGATGAACAACTAGAGTACGTTAATATATTTGACTCTCACTGGCGTTGGCAACGTGAAACACTAACTCGTATGGAGTTAGGTAAGCAGTTAGGTTTACGTACCTCTGGCGCTCCTCTTGTTGCTCCTGATTTAAAAGATCTTCCTAAAGCACTTAGAAAGAAAGTAGAAGCAGGAGAGATGACCGCTCTTGAAGCATTAGCTAAAATAGAGACTGATACTTTTAAGTTATTTGACGAGAAGATTATACGTGAAACTTTTGAGAGAGAAGGTTTTAGCGATACTCAAATAAAAAACGCTATTGAAATACTAGACGATCTAGGCGTAAACGCTAACAGGGGTATGGCACAAGAGTTAGAGATGGTACGTTCTCTTGGGTACGTAGGCACTATTGCCAACCCTTACGGTGCTTTAATGAATGTTCATGATTTGTTTAACGCATCTTTTGAGTTAGGAGTAGGTAACATACTTAAGGCTTTGTTTGCTAAAGATGGTATACGTTTTTCTGCTGATGACGTAGGTTTAGGTCGTCAGGTATTTGGTGAGTTTATACGCCGTGCTTCTAAAGGCGACCCTAAGCTTGGTTCTCCGTTTATTGAGAAGATGGTAAAGGGTAGTGAGGATCTGCTTCAGTGGTCAATGAAAGCGTCAGGTTTTGCTAGTCTGGATAAGTTCGGTAAAGGACGCATAATGGGCGCTTCTTTTAATAAAGCAAAGCAAGATATATCCAAAGGAAACTTCGATACTAAATGGCAGCACAGTTTTAGTAAAGCAGAATTAGATCAACTTAAGAAAGACATAGCAGCTAACAATACTAATAGTGAGTTGGTTCGTGACTTAGTTATGTTTGACTTGTTTAAATTACAGCCTATTAACCCCGCCGCTCAAACATCTTTTGGTCTTGCTAATCCTAATGCTCGTTTGTTCTACATGCTTAAAGGTTTTGCCATTAAACAGTTTGACTTGATAGAAAGGCGTATCAGAGGAGAGTGGAAAAAGGGTAACAAAAAGGAAGCACTCAATAATGCCATGAAGTACATAGTTCTTTCTGGTGGAGGATATGGTGTTGTTAACGAAGCACGTCAGGTAATTAAAGGCGAGGCTCCTGATCCTAAAGAAGCCGCATACGGTGCTCTATACCAAATAGGATCTGTTCTTACGTTTGGTGCAATGGGTGCTAATGACTACGGTTATGCTAAGTTTATGGAAGATCCTATACATGCTATGGCGTTAAATACGATGCCTCCTATAGGAGCTACGTTGCCTGCTGCTGTTTTAGAGGACATATCTGATGCAGTAAGAAAAGGAGACCCTTTACCTGATGAAACACTATATGCTTTGCCTGTAGTAGGTAAGACATTAAAGGGTGTATTAGGGGACTAATAAAAAGGGGCCGAAGCCCCTATCAAGTTACAACTCACAGTTATTGCCGGTGCAGGCTAACTGCTGAGACCCTTCCGTCATGTCAGAGTTCTCAGAGATGTTCCAATCAATCGTCTCTGGGAATTCCTCCTTCAGCTTCTCATAGGTCTCTACGTCGATGGGTTCATAAGGAGCCTGTTGGTATGTGTGTTCGGAATAAGGAAGGAACGACACTCCGCTTATCTTATCGAACTTGTTGTACAACCATTGACCTACCTCAAGGAACTCATCATCACGATAGTAACACGTCATAGATGGTTTGTGTTCACACCAAAAGTCTTGGTATATCTCCCATAGTTCTAACTGCTCCATAGCACCCATCTCAGAGGCCACTACAGCCCCGTCAGGAGACTTTATAGGGAAGCTGAATACCTTGGTAGAGGGTGACATTACATCGTCTTCTACGGGGATTCCTGCGGCCTCGAGGACGGAACACAATGGGTCTCTTGCATCTGCTCGTACTCTTCTAATGTACTGATCCGAATATCGAGGGTGTATCCCGCTAGCAGAATCAACCAGTTGAGACACAGTACCGCTAGGCTTAACGGCGGTAATAGCAGTAGAAATATTAATACCCAATCGGTCAGCCCATGTCTTATTCGTGTTAATAGCCTCTTTACGAAGCTCAGTAAGCCATGTCTTGAGTACACCTTTATCTCTCCTTCCTGATAGGGTTGGGTGATCCATAATCCCTGTTAGTGATACTCCTAGTAATGCTTCTTCCTCTGTGTTTTTCTGCCATATCTTACGTAGGTAGCGGAAGTCTGTTAGGGTAGCCTGTAAAGTCCCAAGGATAGACGCAACACGTACTTTTCGTTTGAGGTCTGACAACGTATCTCCTGACCTGACAACAACTTCTGATAGATTGCAGAATTGGTTAGGTCGTAAGATGATCTCGCTACATGGATTAGTTCCAAAATCATAGGTAGCATCTCGTCGCTCGTTCTTTGCAGCTTGCTTTTGACTTGCGACTCTAGAGAACATACCTCGTTCACCTGACCTTGACTCATATAAACTTGTCCACTCGTTTAGGAACGCCTCGAAGTCGGGCTTCTCTGTATAACACGCACTGTTGTTAGCTAGGCCGCGCTGAGGATTGTCTACCCACCACTGGCCTGACTTGGCTCGTCGGATTCTGTCGTCTGTAAGGTTACTGAGACCGATAAGGGCACTTCGTCTGACCCCGCCCACGACAACGATCTGTGCAATCTTACAGCATACATCGTGGCATTCGACACTACTGAGCTTGCGTCCAGCAGCGGCCCTAAAGATGTCAACGGTGAACCGGAACAGATCTTCAAGAGGCTCTGGCCCAGAAGCTCTACCTCCGAATGTTTTGAGGGGTGCACCCGAAGGCCGTACTCCAGATACGTCCCACTTTGGAACTTGACCACTATAGAGCATAGCGATGAGTTCCCTGTAAGCTTTGGCCCAGCCAATCTTTGAGTCTGATACGTGTATAACACTGTCGGTTTCATGGAAGTCCTCTGCTACCTCTGGCAACTTATGTATGTACTGACGCTCTACTGAGAATCCTGCACCTGTGCCACACATAAGGACATACATGAGTTCATCAAATGCCTTAGGGTGATCTATGGGCATGTAAGAGCAGTTGAACCCTGCGACGTTATCACGGTCCAAGGCCTCCCCTGCAGTCATCAAGCATCTCAT